AAAGCTGAATATGCTGTCTATGCTTTAGAAGGAGGTAAAGTTCAATCTTTTATACAAGGTTCTTTAGGTAAAATGATTAAAGATACTATGACAGAAAAAGGATTACCAAAAGGTAAATTATTTGTTCAAGGTGGAGTTACAACAGGTTTTGGATCTGTATCTCCTGGTACTAGTTACACAGAATTTTAATTATGACTTTAGTAAATACTAGAGCAGCTTTTGAAAAAGCAGTAACCGATGCAGTATCAGATGTAGATCCGACTATTGAAATGGTTTACGATAATGTTCATTACACATTACCTGGTAAGACTAAAAAATATATTTTAATGACAATTGATTTTACACAATCAACTTTACAAAATCAGGGAGCTAGTTCAGATTATTACGCTGGTGTTATTCAATGTAATGTTTATGTTCCTAAATCAAAAGGCACTTCTGTTTTATCTTCTATTTCTGAAGCAGTGATTGACGGTCTTACTTCTGTCAATGCTTCTGACTATACAGATACTTTTAGTTGTAAACCTAGAGTGCTAGATATAAATGGGCCTACTCCACTTGAAATTGAAGATAGAAGTCATTTTATTGGTGTAATATCTTGCCAATTTACTGCAAACGCTTAGTATACTAAAGTAAGTATACTAATTTTATGACTAGAGCAGTTGATCTTCTAAAAAACAAGTTTGGTGTTTCTCAACTTTATAAACATGATGTTATAAAAGATGATGATATTATTCTCACGGTTTATTGGCATCCTTTAACAATTGCTGAAAGAGAATCAATACAGAAAAAAACTGGTATAGAAGATACTAATGATTACGCTTTGCAATTGATGATTGAAAAAGCATTAGATAAAGATGGTACAAGACTTTTTCAAGATGGAGATAGAGCTTCATTAAGAAGAGAGGTAGAAGCAAATGTTTTACAAGAAATACAATTAGCAATGATCGAAGCTGGACAAACCAGAGGAGTAAAAGAGGCTAAAGCCGAATTAAAAAGCAAATAAAGATTGGCAATTTTTATTTTCATTAGCAAAACAATTACATAAAACTGTTGCAGAATTATGTGATACTTTGACTATTGAAGAAATGACAGCATGGGCTGCTTTTGCAGAACTTGAAGATGAAGAATATGAAAAACAAAGAGAACAAGCACAAAGGAATAGTGCTTTAAAAGGCAAAAGAAGGTAATATAGAGAAAATGTTTTAGTTTTTATCGCAAGTGGCTAATTATGATGTTTCAATAAAATTAGCGGTTGCAGGTGCAAAGCAATTAGACAAGGTTAATAAAAGAACAGAACAATTAGCAAAAAATATAGATTTTATTAATAACAAAGCTCAAAAAGGTACAGCAGGAACGCCTCTTGTTAGAAACTTTAATAACTTATCAAAGGCAGTTACAGATGCTAGAGATGCTCTTGATAAAGCTGCTATTGGAACAAAGGAATTTAATCAGGCTGTAAAAAATGTTGTAAAGGTAGAAGATAAATTTAATAGACAACAAAAAATAAAAGAAAGAGCTTTAAAAGTAGAACAATTAAGAATAAAAGAAGGTATTACTTTAAAAGAAGCAAAAATTAGAATAACACAAGAAGAAATAGAACTTGAAAATAAATTAGCTAATGCTAAAGCAAAAGCAGAGCAAAAAGAAAAAGTAAGAAGAAGAAACAGAATTATATCAAGTGTAGGTGTTGGTGGTGGTTTTCCTTTGTTATTTGGTGGAGGAATCCAAGGAGCTATAGCTGGTGGTTTAGGTGGTGGTATTGGAGAAGCTTTAAGTCCAGGAGGTGGTTTTGCTGGTTCTATTGCAGCTACAGCACTTGTACAACAAGTTCAAACTTTTGTAGATAGTACAAGTAAATTAGGTCAGGCTATGAGTTCTTTAACTCCTGACACAAACGCATTAGCTCAAGCAATGGGTATTGTTGGAACGCAAGAGGAAAAAAGAATACAAGCGATTGAAAGATTAAATGGTAAACAAGCAGCCTTAACTGCTGCAATGGATAAAATGCGTGAAACTATCGGAGATGAAGCAACTGATAGATTAAAAGCATTTGGTGAAAGCACTAGATTAATTGGAAATGAATTTGCCATTGCGATGACAAAAATGCAAGCTGGATTAATACCAGTAATAAATTTAATTGATAGATTTTTTGGTATATCTAAAGGTGCAGAAGATTCTGAAAGAGCTAGAGCGATTAAAAATAGCACTAATCCCGAAATATTAAGAATTCAATCTGAAATTGCAGCATTAGAAAATAAAACAGGTGGTGGTCGATCAGGATCAAAACAGAGATCAGATAAAATTAAAGAATTAAAAGCTGAATTAAAAGTTTTAGGAGATCAGCAAGTAGTAACTAATAAAATTGCTGCTAAAAATGAAACTGATAGATTAACGCTTGAAGCATCATTAAGAGCAACAACAGATAAAACTAGATTTTTACAAGATACATTGCAGTTTGGAGAACAAGAAGCAGAAATAAGACAAAGAATACTTGAAATTGAAAGATCTGAAAGTATGGTTTTAGACGCTAAAGGTAAGCAAAGAATTAGAGATGCAATGGAACTTGAAAGGTCATTACAAAGACAAGTTGAGTTAACAAAAGCAATAGGGGCATCATTTAGAGATAGTTTTAGAGATGCGATAACTGGAGCTACTTCCTTTAATCAAGCGATGGTAAATGTTTTAAATACTATTAGAGACAGACTAATTGGTATGTATTTAGATCAAATGTTTGCTCAAGCAACTACGGGAGGCGGTGGTGGATTTCTTGGTAATTTATTTGGCGGATTGCTTGGCGGTATATTTGGTGGCGGTGGTGGTTTTAGTACAATGGGAGGAAAATCATTAACAACTGCCGCAGGTACAAATATAGGAAAAGTAGGCTTTATGCCTTCAAATCCAGCTTTTAGAGGAGCCAAAGCAGCAGGTGGACCTGTTAAAGGAGGAAGTAGCTATTTAGTAGGAGAACGTGGCCCAGAATTATTTAGCCCAGGTGTTTCTGGTACGATCACACCAAATCATGCGATGGGTGGTGCAACAAACATTGTGGTAAATGTAGATGCTTCTGGTTCTTCTGTTCAAGGAAACGAAGAACAAGGTAAAGTCCTTGGACAAGTTTTAGCAAGTGCTATACAATCTGAATTAATCAAACAAAAAAGACCAGGAGGATTATTAAGTTAATGGCAACTTTCAATTTTACTCCTACTTATGGTATTTCAAAAAAAAGTCAGCCCAAAAAGGTTATTACTAAAATGGGTGATGGCTATGAGCATCGTACACTTTTAGGATTACCAACAAATCAAGATCCAAAAGAATATGATCTTACTTTTGAGGTTTCAGAAACAGTTGCAGATTCTATTGAAGCATTTTTAGACGCTAGAACTGTTGATAGTGCTAGTTTTGATTTCACACCACCAGGCGAAAGTTCTTCTACTAAGTATGTATGTGATTCTTGGACAAAAACGATACCTTATTTAAATAGAGCTACAATTAGTGCAAAATTTAGACAAGTATTTGAACCATAATGGCAATACCAGTATCAGAATTACAAAAACTAAATCCCAGTTCTATTATTGAACTTTTTACAATAGAACTAGATAATTCATTGCACGGTAATAATAATACTTTTAGATTTCATGCTGGTGTTAATGAATTTAATAATGACATTGTTTGGCAAGGGGATACATATAGTCAATTTCCTGTAAAAGCCGAAGGATTTGAATTTACTGGAACGGGGCAACTACCAAGACCCGTTTTTACTGTCAGTAATATTTTATCTACTATAACTGCATTAATGATTCAAGTTAATACTGTTACACCAGGTAATGATTTAAACGGAGCAAAGTTTACAAGAATAAGAACACACGCAAAATTTTTAGATGCTGTAAATTTTGAGGGTAATACTAATCCTTATGGAACACCTAGCAATACAGAACATCCTAGAGAAATATACTTTATTGACCGTAAAATTGTTGAAAATAGAGAAATTGTATCTTTTGAACTTGTATCAAAAATGGTTTTAGATAATTTGCGATTACCAAGAAGGCAAGTTACAAGAGACATTTTTCCTGGTGTTGGTGGATTTATGAACGCTTAGTATGAATTGGAAAGATCAAGCAATTAAATACGCTAAAGAAATAGCACCTGATGAATCTTGTGGTTTGGTAGCAATTATAAAAGGAAAAGAAACATTCTGGCCTTGTAAAAATTTAGCAGAAAGTAAATTTGAATATTTTATTATTGATCCTGATGATTGGGCTGAATGTGAAGATACAGGAGAAATTATAGGCATATTTCATTCACATCCAGTTGGTTTATCTACTCCAAGTGAAAATGATAAAGCAAGTTGTGAGTTTTTAAATATTCCTTACTATATTTATAGTATTGAAAATAATGATTGGTCACATTTTAAACCTAGCGGTTATAAGCCACCTTCTTTAATTGGTAGAGGTTTTATTTGGGGAAAACATGATTGTTGGTCGATTGTAAGTGATTGGTACTTAGAAACAAAAAATATAAAATTAATGGAATGGAAAAGACCAAAAAAAATTAAAGATTTTCTTGCAAATCCAGAATTTGAAAAAGCTTTACCTTTAGGGGGATTTAAAAAACAACCAACAAATGACGATATTCAAGTTGGTGATGTCTTATTATTTGAATCTGTTACAAAGAATTTAGATCATGTAGCGGTTTACATTGGCGATATGATGATATTAAATCATAATATAAAAGCATTAAGCTGTAGAGAACCTTTTGATCTAAGGTATCAACAGTCTCTTAGAGGAGTTTATCGTTATGAAGCTTAATAAAATTAAAGTATATGGAAAATTAAGACAAGATTTAGGCTGTTCATATTTTGAAGCTGCTGTAAAAAGTCCAATAGAAGCGTTTAGATTTTTAAGAGCTAATTTTCCAGATTTAGAAAAATACATGAATTATCAATATTACAAAATAAAAATGAATGGTGTCGAAATAGTTGAAGAAGAGGATTTCAATTTAAGAAGTGATGGTGTCATACAAATTATTCCTATTGCTACTGGCTCTGCTCCAATAGTGTTGGGAGTTGGAGCTATAGTTGGGGGTGCTGCTGTTGCTGGAGTCAGCACAGGAATCCTCGGAACAGCGATTGTGGGTAGTCTTACTGTTGGGGGCTTAGTTGGAGGCGCTTTAGTAACTACTGGAATAAGTATGGTCGCTAGTGGTGTTACACAAATGATCGCTCCAACACAAAATGTAACTTTCCCAAGTTCAAGTATTTCTAGTGGTATGAGTAGAAATGATGCAAATGCACCAGGAGGAGACAATAATAATTTTCAAACATTAGCAGATAGTAACTATAGTTTTAGTGGAATTACAAATGTATCACGATCTGGAGTTGCTATTCCTGTTGTTTACGGAGAAATATTTGTAGGAAGTATTTTGGTAAGTAATGGTGTTGATACAGCACAAGTAAGTGATTAATTATGGTTACACCTCTTAGAAGAAACGGACAGCAAGGTTATCAAACAAACATTGGATTTGTTGGTGAAAATCATAGTGGTTTTGAACAAACATTATCAAGTAAACAATTCTCTACATTAATAGATGTTCTTTCTGAAGGAGAAATTGAAGGATCTGCAACTGCTTCACAGGCTGGTATAACAAATAGATCTTCACGGCAATACATGAACGCTTTTTTAAAAGATGTATTTTTAGATGGAACACAAATTTATCAGCAAAACGCACCAAATAGTGGCGGTGATCCAACACAAGATTTATTAAATTATAAAAACGTACTTTTTGATGTTAATTTTGGATTAAATAATCAAAATTTCTTACCTGGAATATCAAGCATAGAAACAGAAGTGGCAGTTGGTGTAGTTGTTACAAATAGTAGTCCTGTAACTAGAACTGTAACAAATACAGAAGTAGATGCAGTAAGAGTTACATTAGGTTTTCCAAGATTTTTAGAAATAGATTCCGAAGTTGGTATTGTCGGAACTTTAGTTGATATAGATATTAAATTAATACAAGCTAACGGTACGACCACACAACCAATCGTAGATACAGTTATAGGTAAATCAAATGATGCTTATTTTAGAGACTACATTGTAAATTTTCCATCTAATGCTTCATTTCCAGTTCAAGTACGAGTAGGAAGGCAAAAAGCAGATTCTACTGATCCTAATATAGTAGATGCTTTTCAATTTACATCTCTTACAGAAATAATTTACGAGAAAAAAAGATATGAAGATATTGCACATACTAAATTAAGATTTGACAGTTCAATATCACCGAATATTCCATCAAGAATGTTTCGTATTCGTGGAGTAAGAATAAAGATTCCACATAATGCAACTGTCAATATTAGTGATGGAAGCATTGAATATAGTGGAGTATTTAATGGGACGTTTCAAACGGATAAAAAATGGTGTAGCGATCCAGCATGGATTTTATATGATTTATTAACAAATACAAGATATGGTGCTGGAATTGATGAAGCATCATTAGATAAATTTTCTTTTTATTCTGCTTCTGTCTATTGCAACGAAAAAATTAATAATGGTTTTGGGGGATTAGAAACAAGATTTAGTTGCAACATAAACATTAATAATTCCTACGAAGCATTTGATCTTATAAATAATTTATGCACCACAATGAATGTTATGCCGTTTTATTCTGGTGGTTCTATATTTATTTCACAAGACAGACCAGCAGATCCTAGCTATCAATTTACTCTTGCGAATGTATTAGAAGGTGGTTTTGAATATTCTGGATCAAGCCAAAAAACAAGACATACTATTTTTAATGTTGCATATTTCAATACTGAAACACGAACAGTAGATCTTGAAACTGTTAAAGATACAGATGCAAATATAGCAAAACTTGGAAGTATCGTTAAAAATGTAACAGCATTTGCGTGTACTTCAAGAGGTCAAGCAAGAAGGTTAGGAAAATGGTTTTTATACAATGAGCAAAATGCTACAGAAACCTGTACATTTACTGCGACTGCTGAAGCTGGAGTTTTAATAAGACCTGGGCAAATTATTCAAATATCTGACCCTGTAAGGGCTGGAGTAAGAAGAGGTGGATTAATACATTCAGCATCCGTAACAGCAGTTGAAGTAGATGACATTTCTAATACAGATTTAGATGCTACAAATGGGGCTAAATTATCTGTCATTTTGCCAGATGGTACTTTAGAAACTAGGGATGTAACAGCTATTAATGGCAATAATATTAATGTTGGACCAGCATTTAGTCAGGAACCACAAAATAATTCTGTTTGGGTTTTAGAAAATAATACTATTCAACCTACAACATGGAGAATAACTAATATTGTAGAAGACGGTTTAAATTATACTGTTACAGCTTTAACTCACAATTCAAGTAAATATGGCTTTATAGAAGATGGTAGTCAATTAGAAGAAAGACAAATAACAATCTTAAATGAAATAAAAGAACCACCAGCAAACTTAAGTGGAACTGAAGAAATTGTAGCAATTAATAATAAAGCGGTTAGTAAAATAACATTTACATGGCAACCAGTTAAAGGAGTAAATCAATACAGAGTAGCTTATAGATTTAAAAATGGAAATGAAATCTCTACAAATGTTCGGAGGAATGATTTTGAAATTTTCAATAGTCAAATCGGTACTTATGAAGTAAGAGTTTCAAGTTTAAATGCAATAGGAGAACCATCTATAAACCCTTCGACTATTAGTTTTAATGCCATAGGAAAAACAGCACTGCCAGGGAATGTGCAGAATTTAAGAATAGAGCCAATAAATACAAAATTAATACGTTTACGTTGGGATCAAAGTGTAGATACAGATGTAATTCATGGAGGATTTTGCAGAATACGTCATAGTCCAAAAACTGACGGAACTGGAACTTTCCAAAATGCTACCGATATTGACAAATTGGCTGGAAATAGCACACAAATTACTGTTCCTTATATTGAGGGTGAATATTTGGTTCGCTTTGAGGATGATGGTGGCAGATTAAGTGCAAGTTCAGCTTCAATAATTATAGATTTACCTGATCCTTTAGGTGATTTAACAGCACAAACAAGAAGAGAAGATAATGATTCTCCAAAATTTCAAGGTACAAAAACAAATGTTACTTTTGATTCTTCCGTTAATTCATTAAAACTTACAGATCCAGCTACAAATGCCACAGGAGAATATGCGTTTAATGAGGTTTTAGATTTAGGAGGTGTTTTTAGTCTTGATCTTAAAAGACATATACAAACTGAAGGCTTTTATTCTGGTAGTTTATTTGATTCAAGATCAGCATTGATAGATACTTGGACTGATTTTGATGGTGCACAAGCTACATCAGTTAACTGCGAGCTTTTTGTTGCTGTGACACAGGACAATCCTTCTTCTGGTTCTCCTACTTTTACAGCTTTTCAAACTTTTGTAAATGGTGCTTATAAAGGCAGAGGATTCAAATTTAAGGCGGTATTAACCTCAGGAGATCCAGCACAAAATATAAAGGTTTCTGAATTAGGTTATACAGCAACTTTCCAAAGAAGGACAGAGCAAAGTGCAACAGCGATTGCATCAGGTAGTGGAGTTAAAAATATAACATTCTCAAGCCCATTTTTCACAGGTACTACCGCTTTACTAGGAGCGAATAGTAACTTGCCATCAATAGGAATTACAGCAACAGACAACATAACTAGCGGAGATTATTTTCAAGTAACAAACATATCTGCTACTGGTTTTTCGGTACATTTCAAAGACTCATCAAATGCTAGTATTAGTAGAAATTTTAACTTTACTGCGGTAGGATTTGGTAAAGGTGTTTAACTAATGGCAAGAACAGATACAACAGGTGGAAATGGGTATGTCATAGATAATGGCACAGGGGCACAAGTCCGTACGAAATTGAATCAAATAACAGCAGCTATAAACTCTTTAAACAGTGGTTCGGGTGATCCTTCAATAAATACAGCTTTTCAACCTCATATAGATACAAGCACAAATTTATTTCGTATTAGAAACGCTGCTAATAATGCGTATATTACATTAGGAAATATTAGCCAAGAAAATTTTGGTCATGCAGATCTTACAGGTGCTACTTTTACCGGCCCAATAATTAATAATTATACCTCAGCTTTAAGATTACCTGTTGGTACGACAGCCCAAAGACCAGGTAGCCCTGTTGCTGGAGATATAAGATTTAATTCGACAACAACTGAAGCCGAGATATTTAATGGTACTATTTTTACAGCCGTTGCTGGTGGAGCGGGGGCAACTGGCGGTGGAAACGATCAATGGGTGTTTGAAAACGATCAAACCGTTACTCAAAATTATGAAATTTCTGCTAATAAACACGCACATTCTGTTAGTCCAACAATTAACAATGGTGTGACAATTACCGTGCCAAGCGGTGCAATCCTTGTTATCTTATAGTTATGGCATTAGCAATTAACGGAACAACTGGTATCTCTGGAGTTGATGGTTCTGCAAGTGCAGCAGCCATAGCCGGTACTGACTCAAATTCTGGTATTTCATTTGCATCTGACACTATAAATCTCAATACTGGTGGTACAACAAGAGCTACAATAGCTAGTAATGGGAAATTAGGTGTTGGCACTACCTCGCCAGACTACCCTATCGAAATAGAGGGTAATGGTGGTGGCGATACCGTAAGTTTAGCTCTTACTAATACGGGAAATCACCCAGCAGCTATACATTTACGTAGCGGTCATGGTAATTGGTCAATAATTAATTCCGCTACTGAAGGTGACAGATTAGAATTTAGAAACGAAAGTGCGGGCAATACAAATTTTATGCTTGGTGAAGGTGCAAATGGTGACAGATTTATGATTCACCATAGCGACCCTACTACTTACAATGCAAATGTTTCTTGTAGGGAAAATTCTAGTGGTCCTTTCCCTTTTGGAGCTATTGGTCAATCAACTAATCAAGGATTAATAGGGTTTTTTGCTGGCAATGGAACACAGGTTGGAAATATTGCTAAAAGTGGTAGCACCACACAATACAATACAAGTTCTGATTATAGATTAAAAGAAAATGACGTTCCTATATCAGACGGAATAACAAGATTAAAGCAACTTAGACCGATCAGATTTAATTGGATTGAATTTCCCGAAAAAGGTAATGTAGATGGATTTTTTGCACATGAAGTAAGCCCAGTTGTACCTGAGGCTGTGATAAATGAAAAAGACGGAGTAATAACACAAGAATACATTGACTTAGGTAAGGAGGTGCAAAATAATTTAGGAAAACCAATTATACAAATGTTAGATAATTCAAAATTGATTCCTTTGCTTACTGCGGCGTTAAAAGAAGCAGTAGGTAAAATAGAAACATTAGAAACTAAAGTTGCTGCATTGGAGGCTGCATAGATGGCGAAAATTAAACTAAATGCTGCATCAGGTGGAGGGTCAGTAAGTTTACAAGCACCCTCATCATCAAGCAGTGACGTAATTCTTACATTGCCAGAGGTAGCAGATACGACAGTGGCAACTGTAAATGGTATTACAATGTTCGATCAATATAGATTAACAACCTCGTTTTCTGGGGCTGTTGATCCTATTTCTAGTAATATTGAAAGAGTTGATACAAATAGTCCCGCACTTATAGGCTCTGCAATGTCGGTATCATCAGGAATATTTACTTTTCCCTCTACTGGTATGTACGAAGTATGTTTTTATCTTAGAGGAACAATAAATAGCGGCGATTCAAGATTTTCAACAGCTAATATTATGGTAACTACTGATGGAACAAATTTTAATGAAGGGGCACAAGGAGCTAACAGTTTTTACAATGGGGGCGCAGAGGTTCTTAGCTCATGTGTAGCTGTAGTTTACTTTGATGTAACAGATACAAGCACACATAAAGTTAAATTTAAAGTGACAGTAAATAGTGGTAGCACAAACACAAGCGGAAGTACAGATCGGAACCGAACTTATTTTACTTTCAAAAAAATTGGTGACACATAATGGACATTAACGGCAGACCTAATCACATAGAAGATTATCTTGTTACTGTTAGAACAGGACAATGGTTCGGGTGGACAGATAGTAAAAATAAAATTTATGGAAATCTTAAAGTCTTTGATGGCGGTACAAAACCTACAGAGTCAGATTGTACAAATGGACTTGCTGCAATGCAAACAGCTTGGGATTTAGAAAATGATAGTTACAAATCTCAACGTAGAGCAGAATATCCAAGTATTGAAGATCAGCTTGATACCATTTATCATAGCGGTGTAGCAGGTTGGAAAACTGCGATTAAAACTATTAAAGACAAATATCCTAAACCTAGTTAATTATGTCAACGATTAAAGTAAACAAAATAATACCAGTAGGAGGTGTACCCTCTGGCGGTGGTGGTGGAATAATACAAGTTGTATCTGCAACAAAAACTGATACATTTACTTCATCTTCTACTTCTTTTGTTGCTATAACAGGTCTTTCAGTAAATATTACGCCAACATCAAGTTCTAGCAAAATATTGGTTTATTTCAGCGTTGATGGTAGTAATACTGATGCTGGAGCTACTTCAGCTAAACTTGCTGTTTTCAAAGACGGATCAAATTATCTTGGCGCAAACATAGGTAACAAATCTAGAGCATGGCAAATTGCTAACTATGGAGATAATAATACAGGCGAACTTATAGGATTTCAATTTTTAGATTCTCCTTCTACTACTTCGCAAATAACATACGACCTTAGAGTAGCTGCACAACAAGCTACCGCAACTATTAACAGATCAGGTTCAGATAATGATAGCGCTCTTTTTGGTTATAGAAGTGCGTCAACAATAACTGCTATGGAGGTTTCAGCATGAGTTTAGATCACGAAGCTATAAGAAAAGCCTATTCAAATGCTGTAACGATTGATGATAGTACGGGAGCTTTTGATGCAGACGGTAACGAAATCACACTTGATGATAATCTTGTTACGGCTGCAAGAACTACTTTAGATAATGAGGCTGCTGCTGTTAAGTACAAAACAGATAGAACAACTAACGGCTCTACAACTTATGGTTCTTGGAGAGAACAAATGGCAATGTTATATGACGATATAGTTGCTGGTAAATTAGATTCAAGTGGAACTTTTTTTGCACATAATAAAGCTGTAAAAGACGCAAACCCAAAACCTAGTTAAATGGCAGTTTCACCAGGTACTTACAATATGACTGTTCAAAGACGTTCAGATCATAGTGTAAATGTAACATTAAAAGATTCCAATAATAATGCAATCAACTTAACGGGATTTACTATTGAGGCACAAGTTTGGGAAGAGACAAGAACAACAAAATATGCAGATTTTACAATAGCTTATACAAATAGAACTTCGGGTATTTTTGATATGTCGTTAACAGATACACAAACTGCAACTTTTAGTCCTAATATTTTAAAATATGACGTATTACTTACAAATCCATCTGGGTTAAAGGAATATTATCTTGAAGGAAGTATTTTTATGAGTGAGGGTTACACAGCATGACTACAGTTAACATAACTACAACAAAAAATACTGTTACCATTGATGAAAGTAATTCAAGTGTTGTAACTGTTGCAACGCAAGGTCCACAAGGGCCAACCTTTTCATCTTCTGGTACTACTTTGAATGATTCAAGTAAAGTAGATGGATCAGTAGTGTTTTTCGACTCATCTAGTGGTACATTTAAAGCAGATGCAACAACTACCAAACTTACACTTGTCGATGGGGGTAACTTTTAAAAATGGCTAACACAATTAGAATTAAACGATCCACAGGTTCTTCAGCACCAGGTAGTTTAGAAAATGCTGAATTAGCCTTTGCTGAAGGTAGTAAGAAACTCTTTATTGGTGTTGGAACGGGTGGTGCAGGAGGTTCTGCTACAACTATCGAAGCTATCGGTGGATCTGGTAGTTTTGCTGATTTGTTTACGAGTAGAACGCAGAATACATTTTTAGCTGCACCAAATGGTAGTAATGGTGCTGCGACATTTAGGGCAATGGTAGCGGCAGACGTACCAACGCTAACGGCATCTAAAATATCTGATTTCGATACA